CAAAACAGTGAAGGTTGCAACCATTGAGAAACAGGTAGGAGCCCCGAAAGGCAATGATAATGCTAAGGGGAATAGAGGTAATCCCAATCCAACACCTAAGTTTCCGAAACGCAACTCAATCGCAGAGAAGCATGGCTTCTTCTCAAAGTTCCTACCAGAGGAAACACTTGAAATCATGGAAGCGATGAACAAGTGCTCTCCTGCTGATTTAATCTGGGACCAGATACAAATACAGTATGCAGCAATCATAAGGGCCCAACGAATCATGCACGTTGAATCGAAAGACGAAATGATTAAGGAAATCAAAAAAGAGAAATACGGCTATTCCGAAGTTGAGTCAACGGACGAAGACGGTAAAACTTCATCAAAATACGAGCGTACATTGGACGAAGTAGAATACAACTTCCAATTCGCATGGGAACGACAGGCGCAACTACTCACTGCTCAATCAAGAGCAATCGGGGAGTTGCGTTCTTCTATTCGTCAGTTTGTTGAGATGGCTGACCAAGATGACGAACGTAGGCTTAAACTTGAGCAAATGCAGCTGTCAATTGATAAAACGAAAGTGGAGATAAGAAAGCTAGGTTCAGATGATCAAAATGAATCGTTTGAAATTAAAATTGTCGGTAAGAAACGTGGATAATATTCTTAAATAAACAAATAATACTAATGAAAATCAGAAAGGGAGGCATGTTATGATGGAAAATACAAAACCACTTAGGTTTTTTAATGGACACGGAATTATAAGTATTATAAATGTACCCGTAGAAGACAAACCATATCGTGTTAGCGCAATAAATATGAGTGAATATCATGTTACTAAATTTCGGGTTGTCGGAAGAAATGAAGAAATTGTATTGCCACAACCTCTTAAAAACACATGTACTTTGGGTAGTTGTCAAGAGTGTTATGATGAGAAAAAATATGAAGGGTTTTTAGTCTGTCAATGCGATGATCCTGCTTTTGAGATTGAAATATATTTAAAACATCCTACTAATGGAAATGAGGGATGGGGAAGCCCTCCTTGGAGGATTGAACCAGATTGTAATTATGGTGGAGAAGTCAAATGCATTGGAAATGTTAAATTAAATTAAGTATAAAAAAGCAACCTTAATTGGCTGCTTTTTTATTTAAAGGGGCTGAGTATATATAGCGACAAAAATAGAGAAAGAAGTGAATCCGCATTATGAAGATTTCCTTTTCGGCTGGCGTTGTAAAACTCAACTACTCGTTGGGGGATATGGTTCTTCGAAATCCTACCACGTAGCACTTAAAATACTTTTAAAATTACTTGAAGAAAAACGTACAGCTCTTGTCGTTCGTGAAGTTTACGATACGCATAGAGACAGTACGTTTTCTTTGTTTACAGAGATTATTGAGGACTTAGGGCTGTCAGGCAAGATAAAGACGAGTTCATCACCTATGACTGTGAAGTTCCCGAATGGTTCTAAGATTATCTTCCGAGGCATGGATAAGCCTGAAAAGCTAAAATCCATCAACAATATTTCTCTCATTTGGTTGGAGGAATGTAGTGAGATTAAGTATGCAGGTTTTAAAGAGTTGCTAGGGCGCTTACGACACCCGACATTAGAACTATTCATTATTCTCTCTACTAATCCAGTATCAAAAGGAAATTGGGTGTATAAACATTTCTTTAAAAACGAACTAGAAGACTACTTTGTCTTAGATGATGAGGAACTATACAAGCTAAGGACCATCATAGTGAATAACACATATTATCATCACTCAACAGCTGATGATAATTTATTTTTACCAGCAAGCTATATCGAACAACTGGATGAGATGGAGCTATATGATCCTGATCTTTATAGGATTGCACGTAAAGGACGTTTCGGTGTCAATGGAGTATTAGTGCTCCCACAGTTGGAGACGAAGCCTCATAACGAGGTAATGGCTGAGATAGCCGCGATTAGAAAACCAATTCGAAAGAACGGCATGGACTTTGGTTTTGTCGATTCCTACAATGCTCTTTTACGTATGGTTGTAGACCATGAGAAGAAGTGGTTATACATCTACTGGGAGTATTACAAACGAGGTATGACTGATGATAAAACTGCCGATGAACTTGAGGAAGAAGGGCTTAAGAAATCCATTATTAAAGCTGATAATGCCGAGCCAAAAACAATTGCTTACTACAAGCAGAGAGGCTTTCGTATGTTTGCTTGTAGGAAGCTAACACGTATTGAGAACACAAAGAAGATGAAACGTTTCAAGCGAATCATTTGTTCTGATTCATGTGTGAATACAATTCGAGAATTGAAGGAGCTAACCTTCAAGAAAGATCCTAAAACAGATGAAATCTATGAAGACGAATTTAATATTGATCCTCATACATTTTCAGCAATGTGGTATGGGCTGGATGATTATGATGTTGCTAGTGTGAAAGGTGTCAATTCAAAATAAGGAGGGGGTAAAGTGAACGAATACATTGCTTATATCGACGAGAAAGGCGTTACTCCTTTATTACTTGATAAGCTCGTTTCAGAAACTAAAGCTGAACGCAACAAGCGATTACTCAACTACAATCGGTACAAAGCTGAACTATCCGCAGTACCGATTTTAACACGTAAACCAACCGATTATGCTCAAGGTAATGACAATGTGGTCCGTGTTGACGACAAGGTGAACAATACGCTTAATAATCCTTTAGATGCTGAAATAGTAGATACAAAGGTTGGCTACATGTTTGGTAATCCAATTTCATACGTAGTAGACAAGCAACCTCAAAGCCTTGATAAATTATCCGAGGCCATTGAGCTTTTTAATTTGCGTAATTCTGTTGATGATTTGGACAGCGAGTCAGGGAAGAAAACAGCTATTTGCGGTTATTCAGCACGACTACTTTACATCGATACTGATGGTAATGAAAGGGCAACTGTTATCGACCCATGGGAAACTATCATCCTTTCAGAAACAGCGGATGTCAGTGAACCTAAGTATGGCTTAAGATATTTCAAAAGCGCTGAACTTAATGCTGAGGGAGAGAAAGTGGAGATTGAACAACTAGTGTTTTACGATGCAACAACTGAAAGACTCTACTCTCGTGCTGATGCTGATTCACCTTTTGCTTTGAAAGATGAACGTAAACACTTATTCAACTATTGCCCTTTATTTGGAGTCCCCAATAACGAGGAGCTGCAAGGTGATGCAGACAAGGTGTATAACCTGATTGATGCTTACGACAGAACGCTATCGGATGCATCGAATGAAATTGAACAATTCCGTTTGGCCTACCTGGTGCTTAAAGGTATGGGGATGGATGACGAAGATGCGAAGAAGGTTGCTCGAACTGGCATCTTTGAGTTGATGGGTGAAAATGATGAAATTAAATATCTAACTAAAGATGTTAATGATCAAATGATTGAGAACCATTTAAACCGACTTGAAGAGAATATCATGCGGTTAGCAAAGAGTGTAAACTTCAGTGATGAATCGTTTGCAGGTAATGCTACTGGCGTAGCAATGAAATATAAGCTTATGGCACTTGAGAACAAATGTAAGACGATGGAGCGAAAATTTACGACTGCTCTACGTTATCAATTCAAAGTGCTATGTAGTGCGTGGGCCAAGAAAGGTATTTGCTCAAAGGACGATTACTTGAAAGTTTGGTACGAGTACAAGCGCAACATTCCTATTGATTTGTTGTCCGAGGCTCAAGCTTCACAAACGTTAAAAGGATTAGTGTCAGAGCGTACTCGCCTTTCTAAGTTATCGATTGTCGATGATGTGGAGTATGAACTTGAAGAAATGCAGAAGGATGCTAGAGTGTATGGACAGGAGTTAGAGCCATTGGATGAAGATGATTCAAAGGATGATGACTCATGAATCAACAGGAAATCAATCGAATCTTAGATGATTTGGAAGTCAAAGCAGAGAGAGACTTTGAGGTTGTATTTGCACGTCGTCTAAAGTCTATTCTCGCGCAAATGTTGGAGATGCATCGGAAGTTTGGCAGAAACGGCGAAGCTACATGGACTGACGTAAACAAGTACAATCGCTTTAATCAAGAGATGAAGCTGATAGCTCAACAACTTAATGCTGATTACAAAGAGATTATTAAGCTAATACAAGCATCTCAGGAGCGACTTTACATCGAGAGATACTTATTGATGGCTTATCTCTTGCAACAGTCTACAGGCGAGGAAATGGGCTTTAAAATACCATCTGTTGAGTTGATTCAAGCAGCGTTAACTCATCCTGTTAAATTTTTGACGTTACCTAAAGTCTTTGAGGCACACAGAAATGACATTATCAGGCGTTTGAACATCGAAATAGCTCAGAGCCTACAAGCTGGTGAAAGCTACACCGATATGGCTATCAGGATTGAAAATGCTATGGGATGGACGAGAAAGAAAGCTATTCTTGTTGCTCGTACTGAAGGTGGCCGAGTGAGGTCCCAAGTTGACCTAGCCATAGAGGAACAGGCGAGTAAAACAGCAGGGTTAACAAAGGTATGGATGTCATCACTTGATACGAGGGTTCGTAAGTCTCATAGAAAGCTAGACGGTCAGAAAGCTGATAAAGATGGTTATTACCACTACGGTAAATGGAAATCAAAAGCGCCGAGGTTATGGGGCATTGCATCCATGGATATACAGTGCCGATGCCATACGATTTATATGGTAAATGGCAAGCTACCAGAGTATAGACGAGGCAGAAACTACATGGATGATACGTACCAAAAGCAATTGGCAGCTCGTATTGATGCTTATATGTCCGAATTAGGTTTGACATACAAACAAGCTTTTAACAAAGCATACAAACAGATTAAGCCTCCTAGCGTTGTGATACCATTCGTGAGTTACGAGGGTTGGAGAAAACAGTTTAATGGTGAAGGTTGAGTTATTTTGATAGGGAAAAACTAATTTGGTTTTTTTGAAATAACGTTTTGTATAAACCTTCATGTTTTATTATAGGTGATTTCATTGTTGGATAATTATGTTAAAATTGATAGGTGATTTTAAAGGCTACTAAAGTTATTGGTGAGGAGGTATAAATGGTGAATATTTATTGGTTAGTTGGAGATCTTCCACTTGATTGGGAGTTTTGTTTTTTAACAGTTTATGAATACAAGGAGAAACTAATTGAAAAAAGAGAGAGGAACCCGGACTATTTTGATTTGCAAACAGGTGGAGTAGATAAATTATTTGCTCTTATAGATAAACGTGTCACGTTTGCTCTTAATAACTTTAATGGGACAATAGAAAAATATAATGAATTGAGATGCCCTCCAATGATTACTCCAATACCTAGAGGGGATGATAGTAATGGGGCAGATTTTATCATAATTTTAAAGCGAGATGAAGATGGAGATACAGTAGTTTACTCTCCATATCCTATTTCGTATTTAGAGGATTAAGAGGGTCCATATCTCTAGAACAAAACTCCATTTTTGTTAGCACATAATTTACAAAAAATAAAGGAGGGATAATGTTGCAAATTAATTTGAACAAATCTCTTGCTTGGAAAATAGGGGAGATGATTGATTCTGGCTTAATATCATATAAGCATTATTTCTTATTTTGTGATGATATTATTGATAAATCTGAAAGTCCTCCTTACTGGATTATAGAACTTTCATTAACAAAATTTCAAAACAATGCAGTAAGAATTGTAAATGAATTTGCATATTCAGAACCCTTTGAAAAATTTCCTGAATTAAATGATTTCTATTTGGCTTGTTTATTTTTGAAATATAGACACCGTCAAATATCTTGGGCAAGTTTTCTTATTAATGCTGGAGGGTATAGTGACGGTTATCATTGCTCAATCCATTGTGAATTTTTTTATGACCTGCTTAATGCTTATGAAAATTCTAAATACAGTAAAGATTTAGAAGAAATCCAAGTGATAGATGTTGAAAATCTTCTTAAGGTAAATATCAGTGAAGCACAAGCCACTTATAATATATTTGAATATTACTTTGACAAATATGTATCTAGTTCCTGATGAATACTAAAATTAGGGAGGGGCTTTAGTGTAACTTGGGTTTCAAACTTCTACGTATATAAGAGCATGTTTTGGAAATTGTTTTTCAAGCAAGCTCCTTAGATTACCTTTCATAATTATAAAATCTACACAAGTCATTCATTTTGAATGGCTTTTTATTTTGTCTTTATTCTCGCAGACGCTATAAAGAACGAGAACAAATACACTTTTGAACGGTTTAGGGATTCTTATGGATAACTAAATTGGGCAAGGAGGAAAACATGAAATACAATCCATTCAACCTTAAAACTTTTTTACCTTTAGATATTCAAATGCTTGCGGGAGAGCCAAATCCTAATCCAGAGCCAACGCCTGAACCTACACCGGTGCCAGCACCACCAGGAAACGGTCAAGGGGCTACGTTGACGCTTGAGTCTGTTCAAGCCTTTCTAACAGAAAATGCAGAAGGTAAAAGCTATCTACAGTCATTTGCAGATACTCGTGTAACGGATGCTATTAAAACGTACGAAACTAAAACTCTACCCAAGAAATTAGAAGAAGAAATTGCTAAGCGTTATCCGCCTGAATCAGAGGAAGCAAAACAGTTACGCGACTTAAAAGCACAATTTGAGCAGTCTCAAAAAGAAGCTGCGCGCGAAAAACTAGTTAATCAAGCACTATCTACTGCTACTGAAAAGAGCCTACCGAGTAAATTAGTAGAGTTCTTTGTTGGTGATGATGCAGAAAGGACTACAGCAAACTTAGGAATACTTGAAGCTGAGTTTAATGCTGCAGTTCAAGCAGAAGTGGATAAACGCTTCAAAGATGGAGGAACGCCACCACCACCAAAAGGCGGTAATCCTACAGCATTGACAAAAGAAGCTGTTATGAAAATGACTACTGAAGAAATCAATGCCAACTGGGATGAAATCGTTAAAAACAAATTACTATAACCGATTATCGGTAAGGAGGAAATTACAATATGGCAATTACAAACTTTATTCCAACAATCTGGTCAGCTCGTTTACTTGCTAACCTACAAAAATCTTTAGTGTTTGGACAAACAGGTGTAATCAATCGTGATTATGAAGGTGAAATCAAGGCTTATGGTGACACAGTAAAAATCAACGGTATTGGTGTTGTAACAATTGGTGACTATACGAAAAATTCCAATATGGGTGATCCAGAAGAGTTAACAGATCACACACGTTCACTACAAATTACAGAATCAAAGTTCTTCAATTTCCAAATTGATGATCTTGATAAAATTCAACAAAACCCAAAATTGATGGATGCTGCAATGGCTGAGGCTGCCTATGCTTTATCGAATGTTGCTGATCAATTTATTGCCTCACATTATGTACATGCTACAAACACTATCGGTACAGATGCAGCACCAATTGAAGTGACAAAGGAAAATGCTTACGAGTATTTAGTGGATCTTTCAACAGAACTTGATGAATCAAACGTACCTACACAAGGCCGTTTTGCTGTTCTACCACCTTGGTTTGAAGGGTTATTATTAAAGGATGATCGTTTCGTTGGGTCAGGTTCTTTACCAGCTGATGAGCGTTTATTAAATGGAGTTGTAGGTCGAGCAGCAGGCTTCTTATTAATGAAATCTAACAATGCACCTTCTGTAGCCACAGGTTCAGGTATTGTAGCAAACTCAAAAATTATCGCTGGGCATAATATGGCTTGGACGTATGCTGAACAAGCAGCACAGGTTGAAGGATACCGTCCTGAAAAACGTTTTGCGGATGCAGTAAAAGGTCTACATCTATACGGTGCCAAAGTGACACGTCCAGAAGCACTAGCAGTGTTATCAGCTAAACGTCCAGAATAAGGAGGGGTAATTCGTGTTAGTTAAAAACTTGAAAACAGACATTACATGGGCGGTCACTGATGAACACGGTGCCCGTCTTTTACGTACAGACGAGTTTGAAGAAGTAGAAGCACCAAAGACAAAACGTACTCCTGCAAAGAAATCTGAATCTGATAATGAAATAGAAAAGTAGGTGATCTTATGTGGGAACCAACACAAGAAGAAATAGATCAACTAAAGCAAATGAATAATGTAACAGGAGTTAAGCACGATGGGTTTTATCGTGCAATAGCTCCTATTTTATTCGATGTAGCAAAAGATCATTGTAATGCTAAGTGGGAACCGTCAGAAATGCCACAGGGTGTTCGATTGTTCATTGCTAAAGCGATTCAATTTAATACGCAATCAACAGGTCTAAAAGGGCGTGTAATGGGTACTGTCTCGTACTCCTATGATACCGAGTTTCCAAAGGCTATTTGGACATATTTACGCCCCTACAAGAAGGTGAAATTCCATGCATTACGATGATGAATTTCCTCATGAAATTGAAGTAGTTCAGAAGAAAAAGGTATCGGACGGTGCAGCAGGCTTTGAAACTAAGTGGCATCCTGTCGATACCATTGAGTGTTTTGTGGATACACCGACATCAAAAGAGCAGTACTATGCCCAACAGCTAGGTAATCCGTTAGAACGCTACATGTACTACGAATATCGAACTGACCTTACATCAAGTATGCGATTACGGTTTGAAGGTGCGATATATGCTTTTGCTGGACGTCCCGAGGACCAAGGTGGCATGCATGAAAAGATGCGCGTGGCATTAAAGTTGGTGACTGAATAATGGCTAGAATTACATTTAGTGGACGTCGATTATTAAGGGCGGCACAAAGGTTTGAAGAAGGTTTACTCGATAAAGTTTCAGACATCATATACGAGACAGCGAGGCTTATTCAAACACAAGCCAAGGCTCTTGCACCTGTCGATGATGGTAGTTTGCGAGACTCAATTGAAATGAAGATGCTAGGTAAATACAATGCTGTTGTTTCTGTAGGTGTCCATCACGCGGTGTATGTGGAGCACGGCACAGGTATTTACGCTGAGAATGGAAATGGCCGTAGAACACCATGGACGTATTTCAGCACAAAACTAGGTCGTTATGTAACGACTGAGGGTATGCGAGCTCAACCGTTTTGGGGTCCTGCTGTAGATGCTGGTCGAGAATACTTCGAAAGAGAAATGAGGCGATTAGGCTTATGAGTAATTACTATGCCTTGCCTTTCTTTGAAATGCAGAAGGTAATTTATCAAAAGTTAACGGCTTGTGAATCTCTAACATCCATTACACGAAAAGATGAAGATGATCTTGGAGTTTATGATGCAGTCGATGAGAATACACCATATCCATACGTAATAATCTCAGAGCCTTACACGAGCCCATTTGATACCAAAACCAGTAATATCGAAACCATTACTTTTACGATACACACTTGGTGGAAGGATAACGATGATTACAGTGGCAAACGTAAGACGTACGAAATGCTATCAGCTTGCCAGCAAGCTCTAATGGCTCGAAATTACTCAATACAAAGCACAAGAGTATTAAGTGTCACAAGACGTGAATCTCGCGTTATAGACGATAACAGCCCTGGTGTAAAGCATGGCATTCTAACAATTCAATATAAAGTACAAAACATTTAGCAGCCTTATGGGTCTGTTTTATTTTAGGAGGGAAAACACTTATGCAAAACGGGAAAGACACGGTCTTACTTGTACAATTAGCAGATGCAGCACTCGGCTCAGATGGTTTCTTGATCGGAAATCTTACTGAAAATAGTTACTCGCTTGAGAGTGAATTAGTAGATGAACAAACTAAATTTGGACGTATTTTAGCTTATGGGAAATCCAGTGAGTCATTCGAAATCACAGCTTATGGTGATAAAAATGATCCTGGACAAAAAGCGATTCTCGATGCCATTCGAAATGAAAAGCAATTAAAAGTGTGGGAAGTTGATTTAAAAGTAAATGATGATGATACGCATGATTCAAATTTTGCCTACACATTAGTTGAATCAGTGGAGAAGTCTTCACCAGGTGATGGTTTCCAAGAGCTCTCTGCAACATTACAAGTCATCGGTAAATCACAACAAGGGAAATTACCTAAACTTCCTCAAGAGGTAATTGAATTTGCAACGTATGGCTTCGAAACACCTGGAGAGAAAACGGGGGAATTTGGTAAAGATCAAACGGAAGGTGCTCCAGTGGATAGCGTATCAGTTTCTCCACAAACCACATCGGTAGCAGTAGGCAGCACTCGTCAGTTAACAGTTACTGTACTTCCAGTTGAGGCGACTAATAAAAACGTAACATTCGTTTCTAGTGACGTGGCAATTGCTACTGTGACACCTGCTGGATTAATCACAGGTGTGGCCGAAGGTTCAGCAACAATTACTATTACAACAGCAAGTGGTGGCAAAACAACGACAGTCGCTGTAACTGTTACAGCTTCTTAATCAAAGCACTCTTTACGGGTGCTTTTTTCTTTTACTAAAAACAAAACATTAGGAGGGGTATATAACATGGCTACATTAACAATTGCAGGTACACAACAAGAGGCAAAATTCGGTTTTGCATTTAAAAATCTAGCAGATAAAAACTACAACCAAACAGACGAGAGTGGAAATGAAGTTGGTGGCTTTAACGGTATCTATACAGGACTTCTACAATTTGATTTAGATGCATTAAAAGCCTTTTGGGATTGCGGTTTAGCACATTTAAAAACTCGTCCAAGTATCGCAGATATTGAAGCAGCTCTAGAGGAACGTATCAATGAGTACGGAGACACAGATCAATTATTTAAAGAGGCTTTCCAAGAAATTAATACATCGGGTTTTTTCAAAAAAAGTGTGAAGACGTTTTGGAAGAACTTAGAGCTATTCAAAACGATGGGCAAATCAGACGAGGAGAAAGCCGAGAACGAGAAGGGCATTCAAATGCTAATGGACGCGAAGGTGGAGCTATTGGGCGAAACAACCGAGTTGACGGACTAGAATGGCTGGAAGTACTTACAGACGTTGCACAGCACATGAAGATTTACGATGTAGATCTCATTATGTCTTGGACACCTAATGAGTATAAAGCATTTAAAAAAGGTGCTCTTCTCCAAGATGTTGACGACTTAGAAAACATGGCACGTATGGCGGTCTTTCATCGTATCGCTGCTAATAAAAGGAAACTCAACATAGAGAAGGACTTGTTTGACGCCAGAAGTGCTCGCAAGCGAATTATTGACGGTGATAATGCGTGGAAAGAGTCGAAGAAGATTGATACTACTCGACATACTAAGGCACAAGAAGCGATGAAGCGATGGGCTGAGAACTTTAATAAGAAGGGGTGAAGTAGATGAACGGGAACTTTACAGCGCGTATTGGTGCACGTATCACCGAATTTATGGCCCGTATGCGACAAGTCCAAAACACGATACGTACTACTGCAAATGATGTGAACGTAGATGTTGGAGCAGATGTATCCGAGTTTAACCGTCGTATGGCCGAAATTCGAGCGCGAATAGCTACATTAGTTCGAGAAAGGGTCGTCATTAAGATAGAGGCACGAATAGAGAACTTTCAAAGAAAGATACAACGTATTGCTACAGATATTCGTGCCTTTGGTGAATTGATGCAACACACCCTAACCGGTTCGTTGATTGCTGTTTTACCGATGATTGCACCACTTATAGCGAATATTGGAGTAGCTATTGCTAACCTTGGTCCAATGATCGGTACAATAGCAGGTTCAACCTTTGCTTTAGCTGGAGCTTTTACAAGTGCTGGTGTAGCAGCTGGAGCATTTGCGGCTGTTGCAATACCAACCATCAAAAAGTTATTTGATGAAAATGCGAAATTAACATCAGCTCAAATGAATGCCAAATCTTCTTTTGACAACATGAAGAAAACGTATCAATCGCTTGTAAAAGAAACAGAAAAGCCAGTATTAAATGCTTTTACGAGTGCGATGCAAATAACAAACACTCTATTAACGAAGTTAAGACCGTTATTCTTATCAAGTGCTCAGGCAGTATCTAGTTTGATGACCCAACTGAACACAGCAATTGGGACACCACCTATTCAGAAGTTTTTAGATTACCTGAACACAACAGGGGCCCCAATGCTGAAAACAGTAACGAGATCAATGGGGAACCTATTTAAAGGGCTAGCAAGTATGTTAGTAGCATTTGCCCCTTTGACAGCCTCTACAGCAAAAGGCTTTGAAGAAATGACAGCACGATTTGCGGAATGGTCTAATGGCCTTTCAAGTAGTTCCAAATTCCAATCATTTATGGATTATGTAAATGAAAATATGCCAAAAATTAGAGCAATCTTTAGAGATGCGACAGCAGGCATAGTTTATTTCTTTAGTGCATTTGCTGGCTCATCATCAGGTATGATGGATGGTCTTGTGGCAATGATGGCCAGATTTAAGGAATGGTCAGCTAGCCTTTCACAAAATCATGGATTCCAAACATTCTTATCCTACGTACAACAAACAGCCCCTAGTGTATTGCAACTAATCGGTAACCTTACTAATTTTTTAGTGAACTTAGGCATTGGTATGGCTCCAGTTGGTGCAGGGCTGATGAATATTGTGAATAGTATTCTAGAGTTCATGAACAGTGGAATGGAAAGTAACAGAATGATAGGGGTTCTAATAGCAAGTTTTATTTCAATTGGTGGTGTTTTACTTGCGGTTGTTCCGAATATCATTGCGTTTGGAGAGCTTTTTAAAGGGTTAGGTCCTGCCATTACAGGTGGTGTAGGGAAAGCTTTAAAGGGTGTTGGAGGGCTGTTCACTAATTTTAGTGGAACTTTGACAACAGTAGGAGCAAAAATCTTGACCTTTGTTAAAACCTTTGGAAAAGGTTTAATAACAAATCCAGTTGGTTTAATTGTAATCGCGATAGTAGCTTTCATTGCAGTCTTGGTACGCTTGTATCAAACAAATGAGAAATTTAGGTCACAAGTTCAAGCCGTTTGGGAAGTAATTAAAACAGGGATATCCATGGCGGTAACAGCAATTAAAAACTCGATCATGTCAGTTTGGACACAGATAACGTCATTTTGGAATGAAAACCAAGAAAGCATTAAGGCAACTGCATCTACAATTTGGAAGTTTATTGGGGATGTGGTGACAACAGCTATGACAGTCATTGGAGCTATCATGAAGGTTGTATGGCCTGTTGTGAAAGCTTTGATTGTCTCTACTTGGGACGCGATAATGAATGTAATTAAAGGTGCAGTCAACATAATTCTAGGTATTGTAAAGGTGTTCACATCTTTGTTCCAAGGAGATTGGAAGGGAGTATGGGATGGCGTTAAGCAAATATTAGTGGGAGCATTACAAGCTGTATGGGGTGTTGTGAACCTGTACTTTGTAGGTAAGTTACTTGGTCCCCTCAAAGCGTTTGGTTCAACTGCTAAGACATTCCTACAAGGTATTTGGACAGCTATTAAAGGGATATTCACCAATACTTTAAATACGATTAAAAATACTGTCACAACAATATTTAACGGCATGAAAAGTACGATTACATCAATATGGAACAGTATAAAATCTTTCTTTAATACGATTCTAAACGGCATCAAATCTATATTCACTACTGTTTGGAGAAGTATAGCATCATTCTTAGATAATATTTTTACAAGCATCACTGGTCTTGTCCGTTCAGTTTGGAATGGGATTAAAAATTTCATTTCAAGCGTATTGAATGCCATCGCCAATGTTATCAAAAGTATTTGGACAGGCATTAAGAATACAGTTTCTACAATACTGAATGGTATTAAAAACGTGATTGAAACGATATGGAACGGATTCAAAACCACTGTTTCAACAGCAATGGAGAATGTCAAAACGGCTGTCGTTAATGGATGGAATGCAGCTAAAACATTCTTAGAAAACATCAGTCTAGTGAAAATTGGGGAATACATTGTAGCCGGTTTAGTGACTGGGATTAATAACTGGTTCGGTAAGGTAAGAGCAAAGGTTATGGAGCTAGCTGAATTACTACCAGAATGGCTACGAAACAAACTAGGCATCCATTCACCATCACGCGTCATGATTGCTTTAGCTAAATGGATTCCCATCGGTGTTGCTAAGGGTATTGAATCTGCTACTAACGTAGTTCAAAAGGCGACAAATACCATGGCTGGCAAGGCTATCCCTGATTTCAGTAAGTCTATTACAACAACGAAATCAGCGATGGATAACATTAATTATATTGTCAAAAATTCTACGTCCAATACAAGTGCGAATGCTCTTGCTATCCAAAAAGATTACGCTAAGAAACGTGCTGACCTTGACCGTAAAACTGAACAACAAATTTCAGTTATTAAAGCATCATCATCTAAAAAGACACAAACAAACACTAAAGCTCAACAACTACGTATTAACAACATCTTGGCCGATGCTGCAGCTAGTCGTCAGAAATTAGCCAAACAAGAAGCTGATGCACTAGCGAAAGCAAGAAGTAAGTCGCAAGCTGAAACGTTAGAAGCTTTAGAGCAGTATGTGTCTAACAAAGAATCCCTTGAATTATGGTCTACTGAACAACAAGCAGGGTACTGGAAGTATGCAACTACTCTGTTTAAGGAAAATACGAAAGAGCGTATTAAAGCACAAAATAATTACAACAAAGCAATGGCCGAACTTGCCAAAGAGCAGTTTGAAAAAGAGAAAAATTACATTGAACGTAAAAAGAATTTCAATCAGTTGTCACTTACTCAGGAACTAGCAGCTTATGAAAAGTACATGAAGCAGTACAAAGCTGGTAGTGAAGAACGTATTTACTACGAAGAAAAAGTGGCACAAACAAAGAAAGAAATTCATGAAAAACTGTTATCTCTCAATGAAGAATACACATCCAAGATTCAAGAAGCTAATCAGAAACTCATCGACGGATCCAAGGCACTTACACAGGAATATGAGAATGCAGTTAAATCACGAACGCAATCATTATATAGTGTTGCTGGTATCTTCGATGAAATGGAAGAGAAAGCTGCTGTGTCAGGTCAAAAGTTAATCGATAACTTAAGAGGGCAAAACGAGGCATTCAAAGAGTGGGCAGCCAATTTACAAGCACTAGGCTCTAAAGGAATTGACCAAGGGCTATTAGCCGAACTACAAGCGTTAGGTCCATCTGCATCTGCTGAGATTGCAGCCTTAAATACATTGAGTGCTACCCAGCTTGCTGAATATGTGGCACTATGGCAAGAGAAATCTAACCTAGCACGTTCCCAAGCTGAATTAGAGCTAACAGGAATGAAAGAAGATACTGCTAAAAAGATTGAGGAATTAACAGCTGAAACGGCTACGCAGTTAGATACTTATAAAACAGAATGGGCCAATAAAATTAAAGAAGTACGTACAGGTACTGTCAATCAATTTAATGCGATGGTTGCTACAATGCCTCAAATCGGCCGTAATGTTATTAAAGGCATGCAACAAGGGTTATCAGAATTAACGCCTGATCTACTCGCACAAGCTCAATCCATTGCAGAGAGTATCAAAGCTACTATTCAAGGAGCATTAGACATCCATAGCCCAAGCCGTTGGGGTAAAAAGATGATCGGTCATAACTTGGTGAAAGGGATTATTATCGGTCTAACTGACATGAAATCAGATGCCATTAAAGCAGCTGAAAGAGTAGCTGAATGGATTCAGCCACATGTTGAAGTAAGCGATATTATCAACGATATTAATGGTGCAATCGATGCCATTCAAACTGAGATTGAACATAAGGTGAAAGTTGATGTCGAGGTAAAGGGTGAGGGTGAACAAGGTACTAATGATAAAGGTGTACACCAAGTGGTAAATATACATTCCCCAACACCTTTAAGTCCATCTGAAAATGCAAGACAGTTAAAACGTGTAGCTCAACAAATGGCTTTCAATTAATTAAAGGAGTGGTCGTCTAGTGGAGATTGTCACATATACCAATCGTTTTGGAGAGTCCGTCACATTTGGCGGTCCTCCTTTTTATTTGCAAGAAATTATTGGGCTTGGTGATGTGCCAGCCAATTTACAAACACAACGGGTACCATACGAAGACGGAAGCACCTTAATTGATGTATTGCTAGAGGAACGACCAATTGATATTACATTTCTTATAGTTAATGCAGTAGACGAGGGTGGATATGAAACTGTGTCAAGGCGGAGAACAGAGGTAGCACGTATTATCAATCCAAAGCTTGGTCCTGGTACTCTACGGTATGAAAATGATTTTCTAGTCCGTGAGATTTTAGTAGTTGCATCTAGTGTACCGATTTTCCCAGATGGTGAAGGCAGGGCTAAAACATTACAAAAAGGCATGATCAATTTCGTGGCTCCAGATCCGTATTGGCGTAGTTTGAAAATTGATGAAGAGCCAGCGTTCAAACCGTTATTCCAGTTTCCTTTCAGTGGACCATTTCAAATGGGGATGCAAAGGGATAGACGAATCATTAACAATGACGGAGATGTAGCAGCGCCACTCTACATTGAGTTTTATGGACCAGCGACGAATCCAAAAATCGAAAATATAACAACTGGCGAGTTTATCAAAGTTAATCAAACGCTTGCTGAGGGTGAGAAGATGGTGATCGATACAACACCAGGTACCAAATCGGTTGAATTTGTTGATGAAGATGGATCTCGAAGAAATGTTATAAACTGGCTCCATTTAGACAGTGTGTTTTTTAAACTTCAGCTAGGAGAAAACGACATCAATTACACAGCAGATAATGACGTACAAGGGGCTGTCGTAAACATCAGCTATCATAAACGCTACAACGCCGTATAGGAGGGATAAACATGGAAATATTTAAGTTTTTTAATAGTGCACCAGGGGATGAACGCTGGCATTACGCAAGTGATTTTGCGGATTACTTTGGTAACGTATTATCAAGTGGGCTGTTACATAAAGACGGCACACCTAATCTACAAGTAAAAGTAAATGCCGGTACCATGCAAACGTATGTAGATGCTGGAGAGGCATTAATACAAGGATATCAATATCAAAATACAACACCGTTATTCTTAACACATGGTTTACCAGAGCCAACTTTAGACCGTATAGACCGCATTGTTTTACGGTTGGATAAACGGAACAACGCACGATTCATAAGATTGTTTGTAAAAGAAGGAGTATCAGCTGCAAACCCTGTACCTCCAAGCTTACAACGAGATCAATACGTTTTCGAAGTGTCTTTAGCACAGATTCGATTAACAAAAAATACATCAACGCTTGAACCATTAAAACTCATCGATGAACGAATGAAACAAGATGTATGTGGTATCGTTTATTCGCTTATTAGTGTACCGACTAGCGTGTTCCAACAGCAATGGGATTATTGGTTTAATAACAAGAAGCAAACGTTTGAGGATGATTTGGTAGCATGGCAAGTACAACAGAAAAATGAATTTGATGTATGGCAAGCTGAACAGGAACAAGAATTTTTAACATGGTTTGAGTCCATTAAAGATATTCTAAGTGGTGATGTAGCAGCTAATTTGGCAGCCAGAATAGCAAATTTAGAGAATGGGTTTGCTAACCATATAGCTGATGTTTCACATATTAAATGGATAGAAACAGTAGGCGGTACTACAAATGCTATAACTGCAACAATTGACAGTCTTACAAGCTATAAGAATGGTTTGGGTGTGTCGTTTCCTGTTAAATCAAACAGTACCGCAGCAATGACATTAAATATAAACGGCTTGGGTGCCATCCCAATCAAAAAAGCTAATGGAACCGCATTTAGTAATGCAAAGGCTAACGGAGTATATACAGTTCGTTATCGTGCAGGGGCTTTTATCTTACAGGGTGAAAGTGAGGTGGAAGTAGGTAAACAAATAATAACACCGAGTACGGTGAACAAAGCCATTACGGCGGGTGTTCATGACGGAACAGGTTATGTGGAAGGTAGCCCTAACCTGATCCCGGCAAACATTAAGAAGGGGGCAAATATTTTTGGTGTTGTGGGTGATGCATCAACATATCCAGTACCATCGCATGGTACTACAATAGTAGGAGGTGTATATGGTCTATCACAATATGGCGGATTCTTATGGACACTTGCAAAAACCATAAAGCCAAATTTCAGTGGTAATGTAACTTTGATATTTGATTTAGCTAAGTATGCAGGCAATCTTAATGATAACGTCATGGCTTATGTTTCCCAAAATGGCACGACTATAGGTCAAGCAAATTACACTACCAATTCGTCATCCCCAACAGTATTTACAATAAATACAACTATCGCTATAGGTGATATCCTTAGACTATATATTACAAATGGAACTACTAGCACTACCATATATGTTAATAACATGATGTTCATGTTGGCATTTGGTGGCACACCACCTCTGGGGGTCTTTGAGAAAAATTACTAAAGGAGGATTCATTATGATAGGACCGAAATTATATTTCGATAGAACCACTGGTGAGGTCATTTTGACTATTCCAGAGCAAAATAATGCAAGTGCTGTTGTGACTACAAAGGAACAAGATTTTATTATGTTTGATGTACTTTCTGCAAGGAATCCAGAGGCTGTAGACTTCATCCAGTTGTCGTATGGTCAATACCGCAGCGATTTTGAAATCGCAAATAGTTGGAAGGTCGATTTAAAGACAGGAGGTGTTCTATTTGAATATCCAAAATTTGAAACGCCTATATCTGAACAGATACTTCTTTTGCGGCAAGAAAACGAGGAACTCAAAGTTGAAAATAAAGAATTAAAGCTTGCGTTAGCAGAATCGGCAGAGGCGCAACAACAAGATAAAATAGAAAATCAATTAGCTATTGCAGAGTTGGCGGAATTAATAGCAACTAAGGAGGTTTTATAATGGCTAAATTGTATTGGGATTTAATTAAAATGAACTTGCGAACAGTTGACCAAGTGCCGTTATTATGGCGAGAAGCCGTTCAAGCATTACTCGATAACGAAAACAAGTAGACGCAGCATAAGCTAGCGTTATTTTTTATGCCTTTGAAAGGAGAAAACACATGCAAAACATCCCTTTAAGAATCATTGATGATGACTTTAACTTGTTAGGGGAGGTAGATCGATACTCATCAGCTCAAATAGGTATTTCATGGTCAGGTATTGGAGAGCTAGAGCTTCAGATCAATCGTTACCTACAACATGCTGACAAATTGATTAAAGGTAATATCATTTTCCCTTACAATCGATTAGACCAAGCTTACATCATCAGGCATAGAGAAATAGAGCTAGATGAAAACGGCAAGCAAACGGAGAACTGGAGCATTAAAGCCTTGTCTCTAAAAACATTCACGTCTCAGCGCCTTATATATCCGGCAGCAGGCAAGACTCATGAAAGTGTGACAGGTAATGTAGAAACAGTTATGCGACATTTTGTGAACACACAGATGATTAATCCTAGTGATCCTGCGCGTATCTTTCCACGATTAGTGCTAGGCGCTAACCAAAATAAAGGTCCAGTCATTGAAGAAAATTCAAGGTATGACCCATTAAATGAAAAGCTGACCGAACTATCAGAGTTTCATGGATTAGGTTGGAACATTGAGCTTGATCTGAAAAATAAGCGTTTTGTATTCGTTGTGAAAGAAGGAAGAATCTTAGTAGCCAATCAAACGGGGCTGCCACAAGCTATTTTCTCAACGGAGTTCGAGACGATTGAATCACTCGAATACACTGAGAGTGATTTGGATTATAAGAACTTCGTAGTCGTAGCAGGTCAGGGTGAAGGCGTCGAGCGAAGAATTATTTCGATTGGTGATGCTGTAGGTGCTGACCGTTATGAAATGTTTGTGGATGCTAGAGATGTGTCAGAGGAGGACGATGAGGGGAACCCACGTCCAGTTGAAAAGGTTGTAGCTGATTTAAACAAGCGTGGGAACGAAAAACTGTCAGAGCATGCCCAAGAAATTTACTTAGGCGGGCAGATACTTACTACATCAAGATTAATTTACGGTAAAGATTTTAGCGTAGGGGATGTGGTTACTGTTCGTGATAAAGGCTGGGGTGTCACGATGGACACTCGGATAACTGCTGTAAAAGAAATTTATGAATATGGCAAGCGAAAGATAGAGGTCGTGTTTGATAATGATAAGCCTACCTTTATCAGCAAAATGAGGCGTGAGATTGACGCATTGAAGTATGAGTTGAAAAAGTAAACGCAAGTAGAAGCTTAGCGTTATTTTTATTATTCAAATTAAGAGGAAAACCTTTCCTTTTATCTTATAATTAGATAGAAAGGGGAGAGTAGATTGAAAAAGAAAGTAATAGAGTGGTTTTTAAAGCTGGGATGGCCAGTAGTGAAATTTGTTATTATAAATTATGGTCAAGAAATATTAAATTTTGCTTTTAAATCATTAAAAGCACAAGCGAGAAATAGAAGTAGTGCTAAAATGGAAGAGGCTCTGAAGAACGCAAGAAACGCTGAGAAGGCAGCTGAATCTACAGACGATTCTAAAGAAAAATTACAGTATTACGAATTAGCTAAAGCCTATAAAGAAACAGCGGAATATCATAGAAGATTTCTGAGTGATTTTTTAGAAGAAGTAGAAATTTCATCTAAGGAAATCATGACAGCAGTTCAACAAAAATCTTCAGAGATTAAGGTTGAGGACTTATTTGTTCTGGATCAAAAAGAAGGGAAATTAAAGGCAGTTGAAAATCAAAAACTATTAGAACATAATACTAATAATTAATTTGATTCTTAATTTAATAAGCATGCAAAATGATAGTGCTTTTATAATCCCAAACGTTTGAGCCTTTCACAGATATTTGTGGAAGGCTTAAATTATGCTGTGAGAGCAATTGAGATGGGCAACAGTACATTGTACTGAATCTCGATGCTTCTCATGGCTTTTTATTTTCACTAAAAAGGGCAAAGGACGTGGATAAATGGAACAATCATTTAAATTTTTACTTAGCACAGTAGGCGGAATAGTATCGTGGCTTGTAGGTGGTTGGGGCTTACTAATGACGGTGCTGTTAATTTTGAACGCAATTGATTTTCTATCAGGCATGGCAGCTAATTGGGGAACGATTAACAGCAAGCGTGGTTATCAAGGCATCATCAAAAAAGGCATGATGTGGGTTTGGATTGTAGTAGCAAACCTTATTTATTTAGTACTGCAAGATCAAGGGTTTACAATCGGACAGATAATTCCTGATGCTGTGGTATTGATGTTCATCTTAAACGAATTAGTAAGCTTAGGAGAAAATTCAGCCAAACTCGGAGTGGACATGCCTGCACCAGTTAAAAAAGCTTTAGAAATTTTCAATACGAAGGAGGAAGATGCAAAATGAGTACAAGCGTAACAACTACGTGCCGTGATCTAAGCGAATTAACAGCGGCCGCACAAACAGCCTGCCGACTACTCTTCCAAGAGTGCTACAAGGCAGGCATAGACTTTGTTTTCATCACAGAAACATATCGCAGCCAAGCGCGACAAAATTACTTATATGAACAAGGAAGAACAAGGCCAGGGCAAGTAGTTACTTGGACACGAAATAGTAATCATACATCTCGTAGAGCTTGGGATATTGCTGTAGCTCCTCCGCGAAATTTATATGATATTTCAACTTTGTCTAAGGTAGGAGCAATTGCTAAAAAGCTAGGAATCACTTGGGGAGGCTATTGGCCCGCGGGTCAATATGACGCACCTCATTTTGAAATTCCTACAACGTGGAAGATACCTAATGGCTATAAGCTAGAAGGACAAGTAATCGTGCCAACAAGCAGTGCTGTAAAGGTACAGCTCATTGTAAATGATACACAAAAACCAATCGCAAAGGATGATGACACAATGAAATTTACAAACGAGACAACTAAAACTGCTGTACGTGATTACATTAAACAGGCAGTAGATAAAAAGCTTATTGATAAGTCACATTTAGATAAATTCGACGCTGGAATGTTAACAGGTGGGGATTTTGAAGGATTGAAGATTATCATTGCACATCGTAGTAATATAGTTAAATAAGTACTAAAGTCCACTCACCTTTACGTTGGAGAGTGGACTTTAATATTTTCAATAAGTTGTTAATTAAATCAACAAAATGTGTTGATTTATTCTTCAGCTAATGTTAATCTTAGATTGTAGCAAACTTTTAATTAGAAAGGAGGAACCATCTATGTTGAATTCATTTGGTAAATTTTGTAGAAAATTACGAATTGACAAAGGTGAGCTATTAAAGGATATGGCAACAAAGTTAGGAGTTACTTCTTCCTATTTGTCCGCTGTTGAAAATGGCAAAAGAAATGTTCCTCATAACTGGATCGAAAAAATTTCTGAAATATATTCGTTGAATTCTTCAGAAATCAACGAATTAGAACGCTCATTTGATGAGTCGAAAAAGGTAGTGCAAATTGATTTTAGCGGCTACAGCAGCGAGGAGAAAAACGACTTATTAGCTTTGGCACGAGAGTTTAAAGGTTTGGATGAAGACGACCGTGAAAAGATTAAGGACATCCTCCTAAAAAGCAAAAAAAGGAGAGATTAAATGCCCCAATATATTGCAAATCCTACTTCTAGAAAGCAAATAAGAGATTTTACTAATATGTTAAGAAGGTTAACGGGCTTGTATGATGAACCTTATTTTCCTATTGTGGAATTTTTAGAGTTAGCAATGCCTAAAATTTTCACTGCATTTGAATACGAAATAGTATCCACATCTGAAATGCCTAACGAGTATGGAGTTACTTATCCAGAAAAAAACAAGATTTGCATTCGAGAAGATGTTTACGATAGGGCGATAGCAGGTGTGGAAAGAGATAGATTTACTATAGCGCATGAAATTGGTCACTTTATTTTACACAAACCTGGAAATATTGCTCTTGCAAGGTCAGATTTGCATCAAGAGATACCAGCTTACAGACAACCAGAATGGCAAGCGAATACTTTTGCTGGGGAATTACTAGCTCCACCCCAGATTATTAGTGGGTTAAACAAAAATGAAATATCATCAAAATGTGGGGTTTCATTACAAGTAAGTGAAATTCAATTAAAAAATATTAATAAATAAGGAGTGGAATTTTATGAGGAATAATAAAAAAAGCCCTTGTAAAGGGCCAACATAGTATTATGTAGTAACAAGTGTTTGTCGCTACGATATAAAACTCGCCAAAGTTTATACATATCGTAACACTGTCAACGGTCCTTTGCAAGAAATTAAATTGCGAAGGGAAATGATAAAAATGTTAATTTGTACTCCATATATTACTCTAAGAAACGGTAAACGATTATTTGCACATGAGAAAGGCTTAGAGGCATTTTGCTTTGAGGTAACTCCAGAGAAACACAAAGAGTACCTAAAGAAAAAGCAAAAAAAACAGAATAAAGAGAAAGCTAAAAAAGAAGAATAATACATTCTAGGACTCTTGCGGCAGAGTCCTTTTTTGTTTTCTAAAAAAGTAAAAGTGCTCAGTTACTTACTTTTGAGCCTGAGTATATGAGAAAAATTTGTTCAGAAATTTAGTGTCTATTAAAATGTGGTTTTATCTTGCATGATTTACATAATGAATAATTTATACTATCTTTACTTATTTATTAGTGGATAAGTTACAATTTAAGTATTAATTACTAATTAATCTAAAAAGTATTAGATAAATAGTAAATCTATTGCCAACGCAATTGTAGTTCTAGGAGGACTTTTTTATGTTAAAATTGCTTTTTTTACTCGTTGGGATATGTATAGTGTTTGTTATTTATTTTTATTTCTATAGAAATTCTTTTAAGACTATAATAAATAGCAAAATGATAAAAGATATTGAAATAAAAAATGGTTTTAATTCTCAAAGTATTCTTAGTTTTATTAGTATTTTATTGGGAATTCTTTCTGTGCTCTTTACTTTTAATCAAAAAATTAATGATTGGCTAAATGATACATTCGAAGATCGTGTAATGTTATTAGTCATAATTTTTATGGTAGTTATTATTTTAATTCTCTACAAAATGTCCACGAAAGATGATTCTATACTAGAATTAAAGAAAGATCTTAAATCAGAAACTAAAGAATTATGGAAAAAATATGCCCAACTACATCAATTTTATATGGAGCAAAATTTGTTGAACCTTTTAGAAATTTATGTAACCTCAAAAACAGAAGTCATGTCTATCCAACGATATAAATATACTTTATCTACAAGCGCTAAAGGTTTAATAGTAAAAATTCAAGGGGATTATAATTATATTAAAGAAGGAACAGATATAAATACAGTCTCACAATGTTATTATACTTTTAATGTAAATACACTTGCAAATTTAAAAAGAGCTTATGTATCAAGTAAAAAAAGCAATCTAACTGAAAATCTTAATGATGATGATTATAGTGATTTAATTAAATTTTATTTTGAATTAAGTTCGAATCTGACTTCAAAATGTAATGATGAAATTTTAATGCCAGGAACAGGAGTTCAGATGAAGGATGCGGCAGATAAAGAAGTAGCTGCTACGTCTACAACACAACTCGATAATAATCTAGACAAAATAATTTTAAGAGGGAATGATTATAAATTCACAGAAGAAGATGTTTCTAACTTTCAATTACTAAATATTGTGATTAAAGAGATAAAACGTGGTATAAAGTATGATATCCCTTTGCCACCATTGGACGAAAAACAACTATTACAATTAAAAGAAAAAAGAAAAACAGGGATGGATATAGCAATATTTCTACTTAAAAATCATTTAGGGATTAAACAAGAACAAGAAATTATTGAATACAATGGGTACTCTGAATCAAAAAAAAATCGTTGTTATTCTTATGTTCAAGTAGAAAATAATTTAGGGGAAAATTATGTTTTTGTAATAGCCCAACGAAAAAATACATCTTTAAATAAAAAATCTCAACAAACGAAAGCAATAAAAAATGTTCAAGATTTTATTAAATTAATCGAAAAGGAATTTTACTTTATTAGATAAAATTGTTATAATGAAATAAACATTTTAGGGGGGATATAATATGTTAAAACAACCTATGGTTAATGCAAATTATTCTTGTGAATCAAAAGAGCAAGCTGGAAGAGCTTTATTTGAAAAAATGTACAAAGATTCGTTCAAAAAACAAATATCCCTAGAACCTTTAAAAGAAAATGAATCTAGTGCTTTTAGTTTGAACTTTTATGGCATTAAATCTAATTGGTTATAATTATATGATTAAGCAAAGTCCAGGCGACTTTGCTTTTTTTATTGCTAAAAAAAGAACGTTAGTTCTGTAATGTGCGCAAACAAATGTTTTATTATAGAGAAGCATTCATTTCACTACAAAGAGTATGAAGACCAAGACAGCTACAAGCCATCTTGGTCTAGTTTCATTTCGTTTAATATTTGTTTACGTTCTAATATTAACTCCATAAACTCGTCTAAATCTTCCTCTAAAGCGTGGTTTTTAATAAAGCTGCGTGCTCTTGATCGTGCGCTAATGTATTTTGCACGTTCTTTATTCCTCTCTTGCCATCGTTTATTAGCTTCAGTCTGCGAATTTTTCTCCATATTAATCCTTCCTTTTTTTGAAATATAAAACGACATTGACAATGACTAAGATTAAACATAATAAATAGATAATAATCATTGAGTAATCGAAAAATTTAGGTTCTTTCCAATTGACCATGACCACCAAAATGTAAACAGCTGCAAGCAAAGTAATGATATTAAAGAAAATTTTCTTCATACTTAGAATGGATTATGATTATTAAAATATGATAGGATAAGGGTGAAGGAGGGGCTAACCTCCTTCGGTGTGTTATTTGCGACGTTTCTTCTTGGTAGGGGAGCGTCGCTTTTTCTTTTGCTTATTTTTCATATCGCTTATATTTTTTAATCCGCCTGTTAGTTGGTTAAAGAATGTTGCGATACCTACTAGATAAGCAAGAACCTTATCATAATCCACTTTTGTTCACCCCCTTTCTATACTTTAATTATACTAGTACTAGTATGTGAAATCAATAGTTATTTACATTAATTTTCCTCAAAATCAAATTTATTTCATTGCCAAACAACAAACGTTTGTTCTATTATAAATACAAACAAACGTTCTGTTAAGGGAGAGGTTGAAATGACTTTGGTAAATTTTAAAAGTGCGTTATCAAATAAAAGAAAATTTCAAGAAATAACAAAGGGTAGGCCAGATTTAGTTGAAAAAATATCTAACGCTTTTTTTGATGATGTTATTGTAAGGATATACGAACACAAAGGTACGGTAATTATACATAGTGAAAGTGAAAAGTCAGGTCATGCAAGTGTTTCTAATCCCTATCGGGATATTCAAGAATGGGAAATTGAGTATGCAATTGACCATTTTTTAAAAGAAGAAAATGTAAAGCAGTATTTGGATAAAAAGAGTGGTGTTATGCATTTAAATTCAAAGGTTAATAAAATAAAGAAATAAGGGAGCATTTGTCATGCCAATACTAAACAATAGTTCTGTTCAAATATTATTTGGCAGAGGAGATATAGGTGTTCGTATAGGATGTAGTAAAGAAAGAGATTCTGGTGCTATTCAATTCACTAAAATTAACCCTGTGCCTATCGGAACAGAATTGCCATTTGATAAACCATTAAGCCTAAATGATGCACCTGTAACACTTGCTTTTAATAATGTGGAAAGTTTAGATGTAGTAGTCAATCAATTATTAAAATTAAGAAATATAATGTCTAGTGAAGATGAGTATGTATGGACAGATGATGGAAAAATTGTAGATAAAGATAAATCATTAGTGAACGAATCTAAATGATTACCAAGAGTATCTTTAAGGAATTTGATTTTTATAAAGTTCCAGAAGCAATAAACTAATAATCAGGCGCTCGAATGAGTACCTGGTTATTTTTTTTGCTTATATAGAGTTTTGATAGATATTTAATGGAATAATTATGTATTTTTTACAGAGTTTTGGTCATTGTTGAAAATCTATTATTAAGATGTACCAATTAAACAATCACAAGGAGGAAATTATTTATGTCAATTAATAATGGAAATACTGATTTTAATTTAAGCGTTTCACAAACAGGGGAGAAGAGTTTAAAAGTATCATGGAGTCGTAGTGGTGGTATTGGTTATAATGGTCGTATTGACATCCAACGTCCTGGAGACGGCCAAATTGTTTATTCTAAGACATATAAACAAGATGATAAAAAGGGATCTTTCACATTTGAAGTTCCGTACTTTGGGGAATATAAAGTTCATATTAAGTCTAACAATGGTCAAACGTACGACTTTATTTATCGCAATGTATTCTTAAAAGCTGTAAAGGAAAAAAAATACACATACAAAGCAGCGGATGTGAAAAAAGTTGAAGATGGTGAACTATTCCTATTAGGAGCTATCACAGGTATTGGAATGTATGCTTCGATGTTGGGTTCGGTTCTTTCTATATTCTTTGGTACAAGACAAGCTGCATCAACAAAAATTACATTCCCTAACCCACGAGCAGGTGATACTCTGACGACAACCTATACACCTGTTATCGGGGGAGTACAAACAGTAGTCAAGTTTGTTCAAAAACCTTATAAAGATAAATTTGGTAATTCATTTAGTGGTGGTACTTACACTTCAGCTCCAACAGTTGCTAAATATATCACTTATCCAAAATAAATAAAAGAAAAGCACTTAATGATTAATTAAGTGCTTTTGCTTTTTTTAATCGTTTGAAATTAAAAGCTATGTCAATAATCAAAATTATATAAAGTACAATAGAACCGTTTAAAGTTATTGAAGGTAGAGGTAATATTACATCCCTAACCAGTATTAACCAAATAGTTGTTGATATTAAAACAAATGAATCCAATAAAATAACCATTAAATGTTTGTGTTCTTTAAAAATAAAATTAAATACAATTAATCTTACTAAAATTGGTGTTGTTAAGAAGTAAAACGAATAAATCTGTGTAATTTGTTCTGGGCTCACATTATCTCTCCCTTAAATGTAAAAATTTGAAAATAATATTAAGTATACAGTATAATAAAGTTAAGTAAAAGAGAACCTATGTTCCTGTGGAGGTGGTTTACATGGAGTATGTAGAGTTAACTAAATCAATAATGGAATTAGGCTTTCCAGTTGTTGTTTCTACATTTTTACTTGTTAAATTGGACAAGAGTATGAAAAACATAGAAATTGCTATTGTTAATTTAACAAATGAACTTAAGATCTCAAGATCCAAGAATAAGAGCTAAACAGAGGCTAAATCAAAAAGGGCAAACATATAGGGCAAGGGGAAAATGATATGAAAACGAACACTCGTGAAGTTGATAAATTAGTAGAAGAACATCTAAAAATGTACCCTTACATTAGTAAAGAAAGAGTAGGGGAATTGACTATAGATCAAAGAATAGCAATATGTATTGATGAATTGTTAAGTATATTGCCAGAAAAAGAAGTTACATTTATAAATTTTAGGTACATAAATGGATGGACAATAGTTAAGGTAGCCCAAGAAATGAATTACAGCCAGCAGATGATTTATGTTATTCGTAAAAAAGTGCTGATGAAAATCTATCTTGGGATAAGCCATTTACTTCATAACGAGGAAAAGTGTAAGATGAAACAATGTTAGTCATAGAGTTTGTAAAAGAATTAATTTGCCTATTTGGCTATTTTTTTATCATTGTAAAAGAACATACGTTCTTTTTAGGGTATAAACTTTAGAGAAGATTAAAAATGGTAGCTAAAACATATACAAAAAAGAGAACCAAAAAATTTTATTAGTACCTTGTCTTTTAAATGAATATATGTTTTACTATATTTAGTATAGAAAGCAATTTATAAAATTCCATCAAAAATAGCAATCAAATAACTTAATTATATGAACTGAGAGAAGCACTCCAGAGCGAGCAGATTATTGAAAGATAATCGTCGTTTTTGGTGTGCTTTTTTTGTTGAAAAAACACTTGATAATCAGAGTAATTTGTAATAATATATTTTATAAGATTAATTCATGTCTTATATATTAATTACATATAATTCCACAGGAAAACCCTGGGATGATTCTGATTATCAAGTGATAGTCTATTTCATTCCGGGTTTTTTTGTTTTTAAAAAACTGCCTCCATCCAGGAAGCAGCTAACAATAAATGTATATTCAGAACAGAATACTGATAGGGATGATTAAAAAAATACAAAATGACAGGTCTTTAAAAAAATTTATAAGGAAAAATTTCGAAATAGGGTTATATTATAGAAAATTACCTAGGTTAAAGAAAATTCTATCTCGTTTTCATTTAAATCAAGTTCAACTACCAATGCAGCTTTAATTGCGTCTAATAATTCTTGTTCTATACTAACTTTAAATGTGACAGGGATTGAATCCAGTATATATTTAATTTTATCTGGATAAGTAGGACTAATATAAATTTCTCTTATTTCATTAAATTCTTCCCATAGCTTTGCAGAGCATCCAAAAGTCATATCTAACAACTCGTTCTTATGTTGTATATCAGCTGAAATTGTTAAGTAATAATTGCAGATACTTGGGGTATCACTTCTATAGATTTCAATGACTTCAAAATCATATTCAAGTGGTTCTTGAACGAAGAGATCGTTTGGTTTTATTTTAAGAAAATTACAAAGCGTATCAAAAGTGTCAAATTGAATACCTTTACTTTGGTTTTGATTTAGTGCTGTTAATGTGGTGCGAGATATTCCAGTCCGTTTTGATAATTCGCTAATTTTTATATTTCTCTCTGCTAATAAAACAGCTAGATTGCATTTAATCATTTTATCACCTCTTATTGACTATTGTATTGTAGTCTGAACAAAATATAAAGTTTTTTTACTTTTTTTGTTGACAGTTAAACTATGGTAGATTATATTTAAATTACACCTATTTGTCCAGAATACTGAACAAATTTGGTTAAAAAAAGAGAAATGGTGGTGTTGTTGTGCATAATAATTTTCGAGTAATCTTGGCTAAAAAAGAGCTAACTATTACGGACGTCTCAAAGGCAACAGGAATATCTAGGTCCACTTTAAATTCTTTATTTTACAAAAGAGCGAAAGGGATTCAATTCCAAACGATGGTAGCATTGTGTAAGTTTTTAAATTGTGGAGTAGGGGATTTATTCGAAGTTGAAAAGGAGGCAGTATAAATGAATCTTTCATTAGCAACTCAACAACAATTTAATTCGGTTATGTGTGATTTTTGGGTTAATGAAGTAAACGAAGTATTTATGACAATTAATCAGCTTTCGCAATCTTTGGAGTATGCAAGTAAAAGTGCTATTGAAAATATGTTAAGTCGTAATGAATATCTGAAAGATGGGGAATTTTCAAGTACCCACAAAATGTGGGTAGGTAATTCAGAGCAGGAAACACGAATCTTGACTGAGGATGGCATTTATGAGGTAACAATGTTGTCCAAACAACCGAAAGCTAGAGAATTTCGTGCATTTATCCGTAAAACACTAAAAGCTTTACGTAAAGGTGAAATGATTGTAATTAAACCAAAAAAAGTTGATGCTGAGCTAGAAATCAAACTTATGAGGGCAGAGGCAATGTTGAACAATTCTCGTACAAAGCAGGCTAAATTGATTGTTGATATGCAAAAGAACAAAATATTATCACCTGTTGCAGTTGAGCTTTTAAACATCAACGCACTAGAAGTATTAACGAAGCAAATAATTGAACATCGTCCAGAAGTGGAAAAATCCTATACAGCGACTGATATAGGAAAAGAGCTAGGAATCTCACCTCAAAAGGTTGGAAGCCTTGCCAATAAACATAACCTTAAAACAAATGAGTATGGCTATTTTGCGTTGGACAAGTCCCCCTATAGCAATAAACAAGTAGAATCGTTTCGTTATTACGAGAAAGGTCGTGAAAAGATACAGGATATACTTAAAGGGGAAGTTGGTTAATTAAATGAAGGATGAAAATAAAAAAATCATGCTTTAAGCGGCAACTTAAAACATGACATAAATTAGAGTGACATCCACTCAACAGAATACTGATATTATACTCTAAAAGAGTAACTTTTAAAAGTGGATGTTGCTCCCAATAGGAGGAGCATATGAATGAAACGCAAGAAAAAACACGCACTTTAACATCGTTTACATCAATGTTTGAAGAAATTAGAAACACTCAAGGTATCGATCTATTAAGATACGACTCTCTGGATGAATTCTTAATAGCGTTTCTCACTTTAAGTACTGAACAACAATTTAATAAAGTACATATACCTAGCGAATTAGTATATGTAAACCAAGTATACGAGAAAATGAAAATGGTACAAACTTAGCAAATCACTTAGGGATTTAGATACCCAATAATTGCTTTTTCTTTGCATCAAATTCTTCTTGAGTTAAGATCCCTACATCTAAGAGTTCTTTTAGTTTAATTAATTCTTCTGTAGGGATTGATGTTGCAGGAGAGGGAGTGACATCTGCTTGTATAATCTCTTCCTCTTCAGCAACAATTAATAATGAAAGTTTTTCAAGATCCTTCTTATCACACTTGATAACTAAAGGTACTTTCTCTCCGTTCTCTCGCTTTAGGAATAGAGTAGCCACAGATTTATCCTTCCCGATATTAGCCCCCATAGCTCCTGCAATAGCTCCAGCATTACCAAATTTACTACCGATTACAGTCCAACCCACTATACTAGAAGCGCTCTTTTGGACATTTTCTACACGTTCCCATTTAATCAACTTGAAAGTTTCTGGTTCTTTGAAATCTACAACAATATCTATATAACCATGTTTAGTTTGTTGTAAAACGTAATTAAAACCACTTTCTTTTATTTGTTCTTTCCCATTCAATATGGTCATGTTTAGCTTGATCGCTTTAGGTTCTTTTTCTTTCTTTTTAGGTATTGGTTTTTCTGAAATACCAAAGTTGTTTTCTAATTCATCTGCAAAAGCTTTTGTAGCATCATCGCTGTTTAGTTTGATTTTTATCTCATTCTTAAGATGAGTAAACATAACTTCTACAGATAAGAATTTTCTATTTACGATTAGGTTACTAATAGCATTCAGATCATAGGAAATGAGATTCTTCTCTTTCTTAATTTTTTCTGATGTGAGTATCTTTTTCGAGGTTAATAAGTATAAAAAGAAAGTTGCTCTTTTCCAACTTGTTGTAGCAGAAATAATTTTTTCATCACTCTCGATATGGGATGATAGAAATTCAATATCTTCTTCAACAAGTGAAATAACTTGTTTACCAGCTGGCTTTAAATAATCTCTAATTTGTTCTTGTAAATTCAAATTAATTCCTCCTTCCATATAGCATATTGGCAATACAATAAAATTGTATCAATACTGGTAGGTGTTGTCAGTATGGATTTTAACTGGTGCCCACGAGGTGCCCAAATAAATATAAAAATAGATAAATAGGAAGAAAGAATAATAGGAAGATAGTAAATTGATTGATAAATAGGCTGTAATTGCAAGATTTATGTAAATGTATAAAAGCTAGAAAACCTGTAACCACAGCCTTCTAAGCCGTCGGTCGGGGGTTCGAATCCCTCCTGGGACGTCATACAAAGCCTTACAGCCACAACGGTTGTAAGGCTTT